CAGCTTGATAACCATCTCGCGGCCGGAACCATCGTCTACGGTATAGGTCCGACGCATGACCTCGTCCACCAGAAGATCCCAATCTTCAAGGTAGGTTGCCGGTTTGACCCATACCGTGTCGCCATCGGTGTCGACGCGGCGCGATTTGTAGATGCTGAACCGATCGATCACCCAGACATCGTAAGGCGCACCGGGCGAGATACCGTGGACTTGGCAGACAAAGGCATTCTTTTGCACATCCACCGTGGCTACCAGAAACCTGACTTCCGGCGGCACATTCTGGCCCAGCGGCTCGGCGCGCGTGTGGAGTATCTCCGGTAGCCGCAGGAGCTCCTCTGCCTTCGGTTTGTAAGGCTGGCCCAGGACGTTGTTGTAGAATTGCTGGAGCGACTGCTCCGAATTGGTCTGCTGGAATTCCCTTGATGCGTTGATGTACTTCGCGACGATTTCCGGCCACGTTTGAAAACCGGCCGCAACACCATCCAGCCAGTAGGACGCGATATCGGTGCGTGGCTGTGGACCGACGACATAGCCCACTTTGTCGATCGACTGACCTGACGCGAGCCACATGGCCCATCGCTGCATCTCGGGCCGATCGGACGGGTGGAGCTCGTACCCACAATGCGGGCATATCATCCTGACCGTCTCGGCAGCGTCGACCGGGTTCTCGCGATCCTCCCATTTGAGATGTTCAAATCTGCCCTCGAAATAATCGGCGCAGCGCAGGCAGGCCCAGTACCACCTTCGCTTGTCGCCCCTGTTGTAGAGCGACAGGATGCCCTTGCACGGGGGTGCTTCGTGCGGGGTAGCAGCAACCCACCGGGGGTCTTCGATCGGCCGGCTGGGGCTGCTCTCAGCCACCACCATCCTTAAGCTACCGAAGGTGGTCGTCCTCATAAAGGCCAAGTCGAACGGCGAACCTTCGCCTTCGATATCGTCGTCCATGCGGTCGTAATCGGTAAGCGCAACCCGGCCAACCGGCTTGCCTGCCATCTCGCTGACCGTCGGCCAGGACAACGTCAGGATCATCCCGCTACGGTATATCTTGGTGAACTTGCTATCGGTCGTTCGCGATTTCACCAACCGGCTGCGGAGCGCGGGCGAGTTCGCGTTCATCCTGTCGACGCGGCGGATCGAGAAATCCCTGGCCGCATGCATGGTGGGCGAGTAGAGGATCATATCGAGAGGATCTTGCAGAACCCCGTTCGCTATGAAATTGAGGATCAAGCTCTCGGTCTTGCCCGACTGCGATGGGCCGCAGAACACAACCGCGGACAACTCGCGAGACGCGAGCCGGTCTTGTGGCTCGACCATGTAGGGTGCGAGTTCGCGGCTCCAGCTGACAGCTGATCCGCCGGTCCTCTTGATCTTTACAAACTGCTCGGCGATTTCAGTGACTGTACGCCTCTCGGGCCGGCGGAATATCTCTGCCGCGACCTCAACCGCAATGTCCTCGACGCGCCTATAACGCCCCCGCTTCATCCCAAATGCCGGCTCGATCCTCACCGTCAGATCGGCTGGGCTTTGCAAGGCGGGCAACAAGTTTGACACCTAGATCCTCGATCGTGTCATCCACCAGCCGCTGCACAAAGCGAAATTGCGGCTCACTCATATCGCTTTTACCACGCATTACATCCGGCAGCAACACAAGCGTCGCTCTAATCGTCTGAAACACCTCCGACAACATGCGGGCCACGTCTTCGGTGAGCCACAACTCGTCCACCTCCTCGCGATACCGCTCCCTGGTCCGCAAGCCTTCCCAATAATGCTTGGACACCACCGGGGGCAAGCTCGCAGGGTTCGCTGTCCGCATGTATCGGTCGACCGCTTCAGCCGTCAGCTGCGGGCGCACAATGCGTGCTGCGGCTTCAGCCACGTTGTAGAGCGGGTTGTTCTGCCGCCCCACCCCAACCGGCTCCAGATCGCCCAGGCGACGCATGATTTCTTCAGTCTTCAGCGGTTTGAATATCGCCGCCAGCTGGTTGACCGACGCACCCTGGTAGATCAGAGCGCGGCTCTCGGTATCGAGGTTCGCTCGTTTCTCGATCGGGAGTGCTTCAGGCATCAGCGGACCCAGAACTCATTCGGCAGGATGTTCGACGCCGGCAGTTCGCCCCGCTCCACGAATTGCCGGTATATACCGTATAACTTGGCGCAGGACAGCGCAGCCACTGCCGGATCATCGAGACGGTATCCCCAGCGCATTACGCTTCGCACCGTCGCCGGCACCTGATCGTAGTATTTGACCGGAACGTCGCCCAGGCCCGCCCCCGGCTCGACCACGAAGAATGTCTTCCGCGCGCTCGCGGAGCCGCTGGAACATGCTGTCTTCGGCGGATTGCAGTCGCTGGAGCCTGTCGGCAACGAGTTCGTCAATCGTCCCTCTCGCGCACAGTATGTGAACCATGACTTGCCGGGTCTGCCCTGGCCGGTCGAGCCGGCCGATCAGCTGCTCGAAAAGCTCCAGCGAGTACCAGAGATCGTAGACCACAATATGGTGCCCGCCGAACTGCAAGTTCAGCCCGTGACCGGCAGCCTGGGGGTGGAGCAACAGCATCTTGTGCTCGCCCCGGTTCCAGGCTTCCTCGATCCGGCCGCTCCGGTCCATCACCGCGGCTGCGGGAAACGCCTTCCTGATCCGCGCGAGGCTCTCCTTGTACCAGTAGGCAACGATGACCGGCTGGTCGAGCGTCTCGTCCACCAGCGAGCGTAGCTCCTCGATCTTCTCGCTGTGTACCGTATGCGCGACGCCGTCGCCGTCGTAGACGAAGCCCGACGCGAACTGGAGCAGCTTGTTGCAGAGCACCGCGGCGTTGACCCCGTCGACCCACTCGTCGTCGCCCAGGTCGTAGACGCACTCCTGTTCAAATTCGGTGTAGCGGGAGATCAGATAATCCGATAATCCGATCATCCTGCGATTTATCCGATAATCTTTCTTGACACGCCGCACCAAGCAGATGTCAGCGATCAGCCGCTCGATCTCGTCGGCCGCACCCTCTCGTATCGTCCACGTCCTGGCATAATGATTGTACGTGAAATACCGCTCGCGAAACGCGGTGACCCCATTACCGAACCTGTCGCCCTTGTCGAGCAGCCAGACCTGAGAGAAAAGGTGCAGATAGGTTTGGCTGGCCGGCGTCGCGGTCAGCTGGTGGAACCGGGTGATGTACGGGCGCACCCGCTTGAGTGCGCGGAACACCACGCTGTTGTGGTCGCGCAGCCGCGAGCTCTCATCGAATATAACGACCCGGTAGGGCCAGCTACCGCGGCTCGCGCACTGGTCAACCAGCCAGCCAACGGCTTCCTGATTAATGACGTGTATCTGGTCCCGGCTATCAAGCAGCTCCTGCCGCAGCCGGTTCTTCTCGGCTGTGCGCGCCGCTCTGGGAAGCACCAGCAGCCGCGGGTCATCGTCTTCAACCCGCAGCACGGTAATCCGCATCCACGCGAGGTGGGTCCACAACCGCGGCTCGAAAGGCCACACGCGCGTCGCGACGCGGATGGGCGCGATGATCAGGACTTTCCCTGCGTACCCGTCATCGATGATCAGCCGGTGCAGCATGGTCAACGATATGACGGTCTTGCCGTAGCCAACGTCGAGGTACAACGCGCTCGCGGGCAGCCGGTACATGAAGTCGACCGCTTCCCGTTGATCCTCAGTCAGATCAGCCGGCCCGCGAACGGCGTAGCGGAACAACTCGGTCAGATACTGCTTCGCACTGAACAAACCCAACCACCTCGACCGATTTGTACCCCTGCGTCACGGTCCCGTCGCGATACCTATAAGTCCACGGTGCCCGTATCCGCAACTCGCCGTTGACTGTTTTCCATTCGCAGTACCAACTCGGCTTCGGTGAGACTGTAGACGATACGGACCTCGACGCCGGCTGCTCTAAGCTCGTCATGCCGGCGCAGCTGTTGCTGGGTGATGCGGCCCCGCGGGCGCTTGAACTCGATCAGAACAACGCGGCCGGCCTTGGCGTAGAACCGATCGGGGAACCCGTTCCTTCCCGTCCGCATGATCTTCTCAACGAACCAGCCATTTGCCCTGGCAATATCACGATGCTTCCCCTCGATCTCACTCTCAAGCTGCGCCCGGTTCACTGAAGCTCACCCTTTCATGCGGTATCCACCGGGCGACGTGCCGCCGCTCAACCCAGAAACCCCAATTGCGGGTATGCGGGAACCCAACAAACAACGACCACACAGCCGCACCGTCCAGCACCACCCGGTGCGGGGTCGACGCCCAGCGGAACAGCGGACGCCACCGCTTGACCTCAAACCTACGGACTGCCGGCATCGGCTCATACGGAACCGGCCGGCTCACAAACCTCTCTTCTTGATAGTGCCCCTGCAACACGATCGAGATGTTCGCCATCCGGTGATCGTGAAGATCGCCGACATCACCGCGGTGAATGCAGTGAAGGTACACATTGAGGAACCGATTACGCGGGATCACGTAGTAGCGGTGCATCAGCGGGTCGTGCGGCGGGCCGACGGCGACCACCCTGCGCTTGTCCCGCACACGCCGGATGCCGGCATCGATCCACCGCTCGATCCGCTTCATGCCAGCACCTCGTCCAGCCGCTCACGGTAATACGCCGTCGCCGCTTCAACACTGTCGACTACCGGGAGCTCGAAATGCGCGTCCAGCTGGTCGCGGGTCAGTGCCCGCGGCTTGTACAAGCCAGCCTGGACCCCGTAATAGCACACGATCCAACTCTCGGCGCGACGCGGAGTACAGATCAACCCCTCGTCGCCGTACCCCACCAGCAAGGCTTGTACACACGCGAGGTTGCGCTTGATCTGTTGTACCTTGCCGCTGTCATGCCCGCCGTTCGCTCGCTTGATTTCGTAGGACCGGATGCACTCATCCACAAGGTCGTACACAAGCATGTCCAGCTGCACAGTACGATCCGCGTTGCCGTAGGGAAGCAGAGCGCGGCGAGCGTCTGCTTCGGTGATCGCTAAGTGATCGGCAGCCGCCGAGATCCGGAACTGCGGCTCGGACCAGACGCGATACCGATCGCTCTCGCCCAGGCACTCGCGCAACGCCAGATCTATAAT